GTGGGAAAAGATATCTTATAACCACGAACTGGGAGGCTTCTGCCTCCCAGGCATCTCCACCTGTAAATCCTGAACTAAATTCCAAACCACTACATCTTGAGTCCCAAACTGCGTTTTGCTACTATATGTTGGGGGTGCGCCCCCCACGGGGGGTTTACCCCATTCAGAGGTACTTGCATGTCTGCACGTAGGTTGAGTTTTACACAAATAATTACTATGATATAAATCTGATATGCGAATTGACTTTGATGTCTCTCAAATGGACGCTAAAGAAGCGAAAGAGGCATTATTAAAATTAGAACTAAGAAAGACACAACTAGAACTTTCTGCAAAGGCAAGAGACTCCTTTCTAACGTTCGTTTCAACTGTGTGGCCAGGGTTCGTGGAGGGTGAACACCACCGCAGGATCGGTGAGAAGTTCGAAAAGGTACTATCGGGTGAAATTAAAAGATTAATTGTT